AAAATTGTCGGTGTAACATCAAGACTTGATGTACAAAGAGTTGCTGTTGACCAGCTAACAGCAGCTTACCGCAGAATGGCAGCAGCGGCAGGTGTCGCTGTTGTCAGTCCATCTATCGGGGGTATTAAGAAACCAATCAAACGCCAACGTGGTGGCACTGTTCCGGGAAGCGGTACTGGAGATATTATCCCAGCACTGTTGGAACCAAAAGAAACAGTTATGACTAAAGAGGCCAGCGAAAAGTATGGCCCTGTTTTGGCCGCTATGAATGCTGGAAAATTGCGTGGGTTTGCAGGTGGAGGAATGGCTGACGGCGGACGAGCACGGGCCGAGCTTGGTCATATGGAGGGGTTTGATCCGCGTGGGCTTGCAAATACACTTCTAAAAATATCTCAGTCTAATGGAGATTTTGCAAATAAACTAAAAGATTTAACGTTCAATTTTCATAAACTTGTTGCCGTTGGAGACGCGTCTGATAAAAAGTATACCAGAGAAACAACTCAAGAAACACTTAGCTCTATGCTCGGAAAGATTCAAGAAGACTCTCTGCTTGCCACCAACAGATATTTAGGTACAGTCACACCGACTACTGGCGGAAGAAATGCGTTATCACATGTTGTAGATATTAGTGAACCAATGCAGGCAAAAGAACTGTTTGCAATGGAGTCTTCAATAATAGAAAAAAGAAAATCTCAAGATCAGGCATTTGCAAATTTTGAGACTAAATTCAAAAATGAATCTGATTTAATATTACAAGAGGCTAAAGACCTTAGACAAAAAATGCAATCATCTGCAAATGCAGAGCTTGAATACGCACAGTCAAAGGTAGCCGCTGTTATAGAGTTTGAAACGGCTAGAGATTTAAGCATAGCAAGTGGCGATAAAGAAAGAATAGCATCTGAAAGAATTATTAAAGCTAAAAACAGTATGGCTAATGCGTATGCTGGGGGCGGTATGGAGGCCGCTGTTATTGAAGGGCAATCAGCAGCGCTATACACATCTCTATCTGGCAGACAAGCTAAAGATATAGATATTATAGCTGGCAATAGGTCCATGAATAAGGCAGTAAGAGACTCAGCGATGGGCCGCGTTAGAGTATTTAAAGGTCAAGCAGATTCAAACTGGCGTCTTGCTAAAAGCAATGCTACCGATGTATCAAATATATCTGGCGCAGGGATAAAAAGACTTTCTCAGTCTCAGTTATATAGTGATTTCAAATTGTTTGGGAATAAAATTGGTAAAAATGTTGTGGCTGGAACAGCTGAGGGTGCTGAAGTCAATAGTCCATCCAAAGCAACCATTAGAATAATGGATGAGATAGCAAATGGCTTTGTTGTTGGTGGTAAAAAGAGTAAAGGTAAGGTTTCGGCTGCTGGGGCTCTTTTAGGCAAAGATGTTATTGATGGCATTCAGGATAAAGTAAACTCTAGAACAGCTACCAGAGAAGAATATGCCGCGATGGACAGAGCAAAAAGAGCCGAGACAAGAGTAAGATCAACTATGGCTTCCGCCGGAATGTCTGATGTAAACACGGAACGCATTCTAAGAAAGCAAGCTGAGGCACAAGAAAAGAGAATCCTTGTAGCATCTGGACCAACAAAGCAACAAAGAACCGAAGAGGCTAATTCAAGACTTGCTATCAAGCGTGCCGCAGAAGTAGAAGCAAAAGCCAGACAGAAATCATCTGAAAGCATAGAACTTGAAAGTCGCGGACGCTTTAACGCAATGGATAAAATGAATGCGGCTGTTGGTGCTATTGGTGCAATGTCTATTGCCTTGTCAATGATTCCGGGTCCAATGCAGGAATTCTCTAGCAAGCTTATGATGGCTTCGTTGGCCATTGAAAGCTTTTCAGCTACCATGTATGCCTTTAAGGCAATTGTACCAACTAAGGCCGGTACGGTCGCTGCTGCTGGTGCGTCGGGTGGCCTACTTGGCAAGGCTGGTGGGGCGATTCGCGCCTTTCTGGCAATCCCACAAGTTAAGATTGCCGCAATTGCCATAGGTGTTCTAGGTGCAGCCGTTGGTGCCGCTGTTATAGCATATAATAAGCACAAGGAAGCACTAGACAAAATTAGCAAATCAGCTATCCTAACTGCTGACAATCTAACAGAACTAGCTAATAGACTTGGATATACACAGGTAGAATCTGGTTTTGACAAGGCCCGTAAACAAGCTGAAACAGCTGCTGGTGGAACGGCAGAAGAAAGAGGCGAGGCTAGAAACTTCGTCCAAGAAGCCGCTGCCGATGAAAATGATGCCACTGGCATTAGAAAACTATTGTCTGATCTTGAACAAGCCAAGGGTAGCGGGGAAGAATATATTGGGTCTTTGATGACTCGTATGCTTACACAGTTCATTAGTTCTGGTATGCCAGTTGAAACTGCTAAACAAGTTATTGCTCAAATAGCTGATCAAGCCGGTCAAGCACAAATTGGTATCAAGGTTGTGGCAGATGTTGAATTACTCTATGATGAAAATGGTGCCGTCAAAGATGTTGGAGCATATGTCAATGCGTCTATTGGCAAGGGTCTTGAGTCTGGTAAATATTTAGCCGAAAGGTTAGATGAGGCTCAAAAGAAAGCTGATGATCTTGAAAAACAGCTGATGTATCTTGATCCAAAAGACAAGACTGGAGAGCAACTTGTCGCTGATTTAAAGGAGGCAAAAAACGCAGTAGATGAAATCAAGAAGTCAATAGAGGCATCTGATCAAACAGCCTCTGAAACCTTTGGTCAAGCTATACGGCAGCTTTCTTCTGATCTTTCTAGTGGAAAGCTTTCCGTAGAAGATTATTCTGTAGCTATCAGCTTGTTACAAAGCAGACTCGCAGCATCCACCGATGACGGCGGACTTAAGGCAAATCTTGATTTGCTAAAGCAAGAAAACGCTGGCTGGGAAAAAACAATTAACCTAGTCACCAACGTTGACGATGCCATGAATCTAACAGCCATTAGCGCAGCAGGAATTAGCATTGCTCCATTGCTAAATCAATTACAGCTTGCTGGCGAAATGACTCCAGCGCTTGCCAATACCTTTGCTACACTTGCCGCTCTTGCCCCTCAAAAAGTAGCGCTCGACCAAATGATGGCAGAGCAACAAAGGCTAAAGGATGAAGACGATGCCCGTAAAGCCAGTCTTGCAGATGCCGAAGCCGCTCAAGAAGAATATGATAAGTTCCAAGCCGAAATAGATAGACTTGAGATAAATAACCTTGAGATAGACAAAACTCTTCCGGGTATCTTGAAGCAACAATTGCAAGATCGTATTGGCACTCTGAATATAGCCGGTATTTCAATAGACGGCGTTGCGTCTGCCAAGATGGCTGTTGACCTTATTGGTGAAAGCATTGAGGATTTGCAGAATGGTCCTTTGAGGGCCGCACAAGACCGTGTCAAGGCTATCCAAGACAGCATGTCTGAACTGCAAGATGAGCAGGCACAAATCAATCATCAGATTGATCTTTACAATCAATCAATTGCTGAAATTAACGAGCGGTATAAAGAACAGCTTGATCCTCTGAACAAGATAAGGGATGAACATCAAGCTATTTTAGATACACTGCAATATGAGCTTGAGGTCGAGACCAGAACACTAGAAGTTCAGCTGATCCAGCTAAACAACCAAAAGACAATCCTTGATCGCACAACAAATTTGCAGCTTGAGGCTCTTGAAAAAGAAAAAGAGGCATTTGAAGAAAGCTCAAAGGCCAAGAAAGACGCGCTACAAAATCAACTAGATTCTATTGAAAAGCAAATTGAAGCTCTTGATAAAGTTGCGGAAGTCAATGAAATCATTGCTAGACAGCAACAGAACCAACTTGGTTTGGCTCAAGCTCTAACGTCTGGAGACATGGGTGCTGCTGCCGCTGCAATGCAAGAGTCACAACAGCAGTCTAGCGCAGATGCTCTGACATTGCAAAAAACGGGGTTCCAAGGTCAAGTAGACCTGATCAATGGTCAACTGTCAGATTTGGATACTGGCGACGAAGACTTTAACAAGTCTTATGAAGAGCGCAGAAGAGCTATTGAGCTACCGCTTAAATCTTTGAATGAACAAATAGAAGCCCTTGAATATTCTAAGCAGCTAATAACAGACACCTATGACTTGCGCATTCTTGGTGAGCAAACAATCATTAGTGACCAGTCACGCAACATTGAACTCATTGAACGTCGTAGAGATATTGAAATTGAATTCTATCAACGCAAGATTGACGAGTTTGCTCCTCAGCTGCGACAGATTAACAATGAAATCTGGGAACATGAGCAACGCATCAAAGATATTCAAGACAATGAAATCAGACAAATTGAGGACAAGATTGATGCCCTCGGTCGTCAAAAAGAGGCCATGGAAGACGTCATTGATGACTCTGAGCGTATTGTTGCACAACAAAAGCTACAAAATGATGAGGCAATAGAACAACTTAAGCTTCAGCAGTCTATAGATGAAAAGCTGTCGTCTCAAGAGGACAGAACGGCCAATCTTGTCAGTCTGCAAAAAGAAAACCCTGATTTTTCTGAAGAGACCTATAATCACACGGTAAATGCCGTTGCGGCTATGGATAAGATGATCGCTGCCATCCCACAAATTGTTGAGGCATCACGCACCGGAAATGTTAGTATGATTGAAGATGCCAACCTAATGTTCGCGGAGCTTAATAAAGCCTTTGAGGCGGTTGGCATAACGACAAAGCTAGAACCTTTAGACGTACCGACTGCACCAGCAACATCAAAACCATATAGTTACGGTGGAGACATTGCCATCCTTAGGGCTCGCGGTGGTATGCTACCCGGATATACGCCGGTAGCAAATGGCGACGACATGCTTGTTGGAATGCGTAGTGGTGAAGGTGTTATTGTCAGCGAAGCTTTGCGCGGTAACCAATATGAAGTCAACAGACTAAATGCTTTGAACAAGGCTGCTCTTGGTGGTAATCTTGCTAATTTCTATAACGGTAAGGGTTTTGCCGAGGGTGGAATAATGCCAGTCGAAGGACCGATTACGTCCCCTTACGGTGGTAGATATAATCCTATTAGTTCAGCTTGGGAAAATCACGACGGTATTGATATTGGTGCACCTTCTGGCTCCCCGGTAAGATCAATGCTTGATGGTAGCGTCACATATGCCGGATGGAACAATGGATATGGTAATCAGGTTAGCGTTAATCATGGTAACGGATTAAGTTCTTTTTATGCTCACATGTCAGCCATTGTTGTCGCTCTTGGGGACCTTGTTAAAAAGGGTCAACAGGTAGGTAATGTTGGTTCCACGGGTTACTCAACAGGCCCACACTTGCACTTTGGTGCCAGCATGAATGGGGCATCAATTGACCCAATGTCCGTTATAACAGGGGCAGCAATTGGTGGAGGAGACTTTATTAGCTCAGTTGCAGCCATGATTCCAGAGATTAAAATGCCAGAACAAAAGGGTTGGTTCTCTGGTGCCGTTGCTATGATGATTGAAAAGGTTGTCAATGACGGCCTGAAAACTTCTTCGCTATTTGCCTCAACCGATCCCGGTGGTTCTGGGGTTGAAAGATGGCGGTCTACCGTTCTACAAGCCTTGAGTATTGTTGGTCAACCATCTTCACTTGCCGACCTAACGTTGAGATTGATCAACAGAGAATCTGGTGGAAATCCAACAATCGTCAACGATTGGGATATAAACGCGCAAAATGGAACTCCATCTGTTGGTTTGGCTCAGGTTATAGGTCCAACATACCAGCAATACAAGCATCCAGATTATGACGTTGGTCCTTATTTGTATAATTCTTCAACGAATCCGTTGGCTAACCTTCTTGCATCAATGCGTTATGGTCTCGCGGTATATGGCTCTTTGGAGTCCGCATATACGCAAGCTGGAGGATATGCCAAGGGCGGTATAGTTGGTCCTTTGCTGCGCGATAATGGTGGTATTTTGCCTCAAGGAAGAAGCCTGATAGATAATAAGACCGGCAAACCGGAATGGATACTGCGAGACGATCAAATCAGCAACATCATCAATAATGTTGCTGGGTCCGTAAGTGGTATTCCGGGGCATTTGGGAGCGGTCAGTGGAGATGTTATCATCCAAGACAGTGGCAACGTGTATAATGATATACAGATAAGTGTGGTAGCTAGGTCTGGTGACAATACAGAGGACATTGCCAACAAGGTGATCAATAAGCTTACCAAGCTACAGAACAGCAACGTTAGGGGAATTGGTGGTTTCAACAGGGTATCTAGCAGGTCGCACTAAGTGGGTTAGACCACAGGCCATGATTTGGTCTGATGTACGATTCACCCTAAAACATGGTGCCTTTACACCGCCTTTAACAGCGGCAGAGGGTATGGATTTTCTTGTTATTACTGACCACAACCGTGGACCTATTTCTATTAGTCCATCAAGAATAGAGTCCAGAGCCAGAATGATTAGTGGCACAAGCCGTAGTCATTTTACAGCTGATAAAACAAAGATATCTACAAACTGGTCAATGCTACCAAGCCGTGTTGCTCAAACCCCTGTCTTTTTTAATGATGATGGCTCTTTGTCAGCAGAAAGCGGTATACCATATGTTGCAGATAATGCTTCTTGTGCTATTGATATGCGTGATTGGTACACTGTGCATACTGGCAGCTTCTATGTTTATCTATCTTTTGATCTTGGTGCCCAGTTTGATTTTGATTCCAAGCTTGCCGCTGATTTTGATGATCCACAGGCCAAGAACTTGGCCAATACCAGCATGGTCAGATATACGACAGAAAAAAGAATGTTCTTTGAATCTTTTGATGGATCAATAACAAAACGTGGCTTGTATGATATGTGGGACATTAGCGTCGCACTGGATGAGGTGTAATGTTCAACGCTGAGCACCTAAACCTGTTCTTAGAAACTGCTGACACGGTAGTGTCAGAGCCACATGTCTTTGCTGAAATTAACCTGAATGATCTCACCAACATCAAGCAAATAGGTGTTTACAAGTATAGACAAAGTGACAGCGACATTACGTACAGGCTGTTACCGACAGCCTTTGATCCCAACGACCTTGGTGATCATTATATGGATAATGATATCAGCTATACGGAGGTTGGAGGTACATATGACGACGGCATTGAAACATCGCAACAGTTGCTTTTTAGACACCCCGATGATTTATTCAATCAATTGTATGATCTAGAAGATTGTTTTAGACACAATCGTCCAAGGTCAGGAATTAATAAGCTGCTGTACCTCGCGGGTACCGGTATGTCTACAGCCAGCGGGCAGTTCATAGACGGATCAACCAAGACCACCGTAGGCATTGAAGGAACAATAGCCAATCCTTCTTCTAGACCAAGATTCTATGTATCGTCCAAAGATGACTATTTCAAGTATTGGACAAGCTACAAGAGAGAAGGCTTTGTAGAGCGCGGTATCAGTTATAACCTTAACGGTATATTTAAAATAGATGACGCAGTTCCATTTGTTGTTTACAAGGAATCAGTTCCGGCCAACAGGATCGTTGTAAAGATTCAAACGCTTGTTGGCGAAGAAAACATTGGAACTATAACCAATGATGGTGTTCTCATTGATGATCCATTTTTCGGCCAACAAAATGCGCGGGTACCACAAGACTGGTCTATAGAAATACTAAAAGATGGATCATGGGAATCTGTCTATACGCTAACAGACGACATTCCTGCCGATGGTCAAATAGAACTGGGATACGGGATTATTGTTCCAGACGCATATAAGGACAAGTACCTGTATAAGGGTGAACTAACGTCTGACATTTTTCTACCGCCAACTCCCCGTGACGGCGATCTTTGGTTGGTCATAGAATCAGAAAATGATGCTGGCATGTTTTACATTGCCGTTCACAACGATGGGCTTACAACGTGGGAAGAATTTCCAGCGATATATGGCTGGACCACTGAACATGATGGATTCAATGGTCAGTCCAAGGTAGTAAGAAATCTTGTTGATCCTCCGTCATTTTTCAATGGTAGCATAGCTTACCGAGAGTTCCAAATGATTGCTGGCCTGCGCATTGTTGTTAGGGCCATGAGCCACCCAGACGCACCATTTGATCTGATTGAGCTTAGTCCGAGACTGGTAATGGACTGGACCGATAGAACTGAGTCGTTCAGTGTGAACAAGATAATGGCGGACCTGTCAACTGGAGCCATGCCAATTGGTAATCTGATGGCTTCAACTGGCTCTATATCACTGAGCAACACCGATTCAGCATTCAATGTCAACAATGTGTTTGATGGAACAAATGGAAGTATTATATCTTCAATACAGAACACAAGAATGAAGATATCCTTTTATGAAGAAATAAAGAATGCTTTTGGATATGATTACTATGTACCATTAAAGACACTGTATACGGAAGAAAATCCGAATATAAATAACGACTTTTCAAACATATCAATTGAGCTTAGAGACCTGTATTTTTTGTTTGAGTCAATGACAGCACCAAGTTTGATCATGACAGATGTATCTTTGTCTAGAGCGATCATGACATTGATGGACTATGTTGGATTTACTAACTACGTATTCAAGCGACTTGAAAATCAAACAGACCCCATTATTCCATATTTCTTTGTGCCGCCAGACAAGAGCGTGGCAGAAATCATGATTCAACTTGCCGCAGCGACACAGTCTGCTATGTATTTTGACGAATATAATAATCTGATTATAGCCACCAAAGAATACGCCTTGCCAAACCAGAATGTTAGAGCAACAGACCTTGTTTTACGTGGTAACGATACAGATGATTATCTGTCAAACATTAAAGCAATATCAAGTGCTGACAAGCAAGTCTTTAACTCTGGGACTATTGAATATACCAAGCGTTATATTCAACGCACACAGGAAACCCTGAGACAGCCATTGTACCAAGCTCAGGACCAAACATGGATATACGCTCCAAGCCTGCTCTGGGAAGCTACAGGGGACTCTGCTACCAAGGCCATTAACGACAAGGCGGCAGAACAGTCCGCATTTACTTTGAGCGCTATGCCGTTGGCAAGGGATTTATCTGCAAATGTTCCGGAGGTTGTCGCTAGCAAGGTAATCAATAATGTTATTGATGTTGGTGAGTCAGCAAGCTATGCCGCACGCTATAACGGATATTTATACGCTAATGGTGAAATCATCAAATATGATGCCATACAATATGTTGTTGATGGCACGGGCCTTGTTTGGATAACAAGTGTAGATGAATACCAGAACTATCTATTGAGCCTGCCTTTTGGTAAGCGACTATATCCCACTGGTAATATCCGTATATGGAGCGAACCGTATCGTGATGCTCAGGGTGTCCCTTTGGCCGGTCCCGTAAAGAAGCACGGCAGAGGGCAGTTTGGTACCACAATTGTAGGACATAATGCTGGGCTTGATCCATACTGGTCAGACAAAAACAACGTCAGAGGCATGATGCAGAATACTGAACCATTGTTTAGTCTCAAAACATATGACTATAATGATGGTCTGCATCCAGAAATTATAGCTGGACAGGGAATTGGTGGGACACACGCCAATAGATTAGCTGAGTCCTCAAGTCGCAACGGTATCATGAAGAACAATGTAAGTCAAAGATTCTTTTCTGACTCAGAACTAAGCAACATGAAGTCATTGGTACCGGGAACAATTCAGTCTAGCGCCTTGATTTTTGGTGGTCCAAAATATGATTCTGCCATAATCCCAAGGGATCACGTCAGCTATATCTATAAGCCCTTGCGCTCCAATTTTTCAAGCTTCGGCACAAGATGCAGAATCATTGGAAAAATAGAATCCGGCAACATGGATGAACAAACAAGTGTTGGTGCATCAACGTACTATTCCTTGACTGGCTCTGGTCCCGAATCACAGACCAGCATTGCTGGGGGTTCTGGAGGAATTGGTATACAGGTCAATCCAGAAACGAATACGGGGTATTTCTTTGAAATTGCAGCGCTGACCAAGGCTGATCCTTCTAGCTACAATACAGAAACGGTTGAGACAGAAATCAACCTTGGAAAGATCGTTGGTATAACACAGGTTGACAAGAATGTAGTAGTTGAAATAGATACCCGCGAGCTATCTACTGTGCCTGTTCTATCAGCCGGTGATTCCATAAAGATAGATGGTATTTATGCCTCTGTTCCAGATGGATCGCCCAAACCACCAAGCGTGAACGGTACTCACATTGTTGACAGTATTACAGGCGACGGTACCAAGATATCATATACCTTAGCAACTCCTCCATATATGTGGACTACTGGGCTTGGACGAATCACCCAGAACAATATGGAAGATATCAATTTGGCCAGACTTCCGGGTGTTACTGTAACACAATCATCTGATACACCAGAAACAGGACAACTTGGGTCTAAGGCAATTGATGGAATCCTGAACAGCGTACCCGGAGACTATGACAACGAATGGGCGACTCTTGCTGGAAAATATGGGTCTTGGATTGAATTAACATTCCCAGAATCTGTCACCGTTGATAAGGTGGTCTTATATGATAGACCAAACACAGACGATCAAGTCCTATCTGGTACCCTGAGTTTTTCTGACGGTACCTCCATAAGCGTTTTAGAATTAGATAATACTGGAAAGCCCAAAGAGATTTCTTTTTCTGCTCGCACAGTTACCTCTGTAAAGTTTACTGTTGGTTCAGTTTCAGCAACAACCTTGAACATTGGCTTGCTGGAATTTGAGGTCTGGGGCATCGTTGGAGTACCAACATTGATAAGTCAGGACTTGATATCAGCCAGCCTTGATGACAGTCAGGTTATGACTATCACTACAAAGAATCCAACAACGCTAGCTGTTGGTAATACCATTAATCTGCTTGGATTCAATGGAGGACCAAGCTACGTTGAAGTAAATCAAGGCCCCGTTGCTGTTAGATCGGTCAGCGGAGATGGTAGAACAATTTCTTGTGAACTACCAATAGCTGATCACACGTATGAAACATTTGAAGAAGAGCGATACATAAAGAAAGCCAATTCAAAGCAGGTAGAAATTAGTAACATGTGGTTTTACAAGACCGTGTCCGATGACTTCGGTGGTAGAATTAAATCCTTTACAGTTGGCAATGGATACATAGATGTTACCGTTGATAGTCACAATTTATCAGCCGGAAACAAAGTAACAATACCTCATGGTGTTGTCGGTACTTTAGATACAATAAGCGGTGACTATGAAATAGCATCCATTAATGGTAACGTTATTAGACTAAATCACTCTGGTGGCGCTGGGTCTTCTGGAACTATAACAGAGTACACGACATATAACACAATTGGATTGACAAATCCCCTTGCAACTACCTATAAGCTTTGGTCAGGATTGTCAAACATAATTGTGGATAGTGGTTTGCTATATGGTCAATACAGGGCAGTAGCAGAAAAAAACACAACCGTTTATGATATTGGTGTAGAGTTCGTTGACTCATCCGTTGGTAGAACATTTTATCTGTACCTAAATAATAGACAAGTGGCTACCGTTTTTGATCCAGAGCCATTGCGAAACCGCAGCAATATAGCGCTATTTGTGCGTGGTCAATCAAAGCTTATGTTTGAGAACATATATGCGTTGGGTGAAAATATTGCCAGTGGCTATGCAGCGCAGCAAGTCCAGTCATCACACATCAGTAAGGTCTTTGGAATTCCTGACGGAATCAATCAGTCTGATGCGTTAAGAAAATACGCCGTGTCAGGTTTGGTACAGTCTTCATATTTGTCTGGCTTGAACAGTAACAACGTCTCAAAATATAACATGTACTTTGATGAGTTTGGTACAATTATGCGGGAAGCCGCATATTTTAGTATCAGATACGACAAAGCATATCCAGCGCTATATGCCAAGCTTGCCCCTGTTCTGAGCAGAATGCAGGGGTATGTTGTGAGCGGTTTTTATGCTGGTGCTTACGGAGCAGAATTCTTAATCTTTAATTGCCTTGATAACCTGTGTTCGTTGGACCCATCAACCGGTAACTATCTCAGAATCAATGGGGTGACGTTTACACAAAACACCACAAAGACTTTGACCGTTGACGATTACGTAAAGAAGCTTCATGCTGATATTTATACAGACAAACAGTTGGTTGGACAAGAGCAGCTTTATGATGATATAAAAATGTCCAGAGTAAAGCATGGAAAGAATGATTTCCGCATTGCATCAGATTATATTCAAAACGATGATGCAGCCAGCAACCTTATGGCGTGGGTATTGCAAAAAACAACACGACTACGTAAAAACATTGGTGTTGAAATTTTTGGTATACCAACAATCCAGCTTGGTGACATTGTTTCAATATCATACAAGGACGACACAGGCATGGATGTTTTGGCCGATGAAGACATGCAGTTTGTTGTCTACAATATTGAATATTCAAGATCAGAAAGTGATGTTACTATGAGATTATTCTTGACGGAGGTGTGATATGGGAAGACGCCGTCATCACCACGACCATGACCACGACGCTTCGGTAGCTGAGTCTCCAGTTATTGAGACACCACCAGTGGTTGTTGAGCCAGAACCAGTAGTTGACATACCTCCAGTACCTGCTATACTCAAGTTTGGGGTCATCGTTGGTCAGGAACAAAATTACGTCAAAACCGCAACAAGCAATGTTGTTCAATCAATTCCAGAATCTATTCCAACAGCAATGATTGAGCAGTTGTTGTTCAAGGAAATCGGAGGTGTAGAATTAATCAATATCAGCCGTCATGACATTATTGATGGAGTACCGGTTAATTATTCTCTAATAGCTGACCTAACTGATATTAATTATCTATTCAATTCAAACAACATCATTTCTGGTTTTGAAGATAGATATACATACTTCAACCAAAAACAAATAGATATAGGAGACTATATTACTAATGTCTATTTCAATGAAGATGGAGATATAGTGATAGAGTTTGAAGATATAGAACAAGACCAGAATATAGAAGTGATGATGCTAGCGGATGGTATACTGTACTCGACATGATAACAACAACTGGGAAAGAATTAATCGCTAAATTCCTGCTTGGGCAGGCTCCAGCTTATGCTACCCACATTTCTATTGGCTGTGGTGCTCGTCCAGCGGTAGGCTCAATAAAGCAAGTAACATATAAGTCTGCGCTTGATAGAGTTGCCACAATCACCAGCGCCAATCACGGGTATAGAATTAATGACGTTGTTGTAGTAGACATAAATGATGAAACATATGATGGAATCTTTAAGCTCAGTGACGTAACAGCCAATACGTTCAGCTATGGAATTGTTAGCAATGCTACACTAAACGCCAATGCATCTGGTGTTGTATATTTGTATTCTGCTGACAAAGCTTCTATGGATTTTGAGGTTGCAAGAATACCAGTGTCCAGCAAGGGTTATGTCAATGAAGATGGAACAACAAAGATAGCTTTTGCCGCTGAACTTCCTACCGCCCAAAGGTATCTCATATCAGAGGTAGGACTGTGGTCGGCGGGGTCAAATGCTAATGCTGTCAGCATAGATTCAAAACACCTGTTTTCTTTTGCACAGGCAGAAAATTGGAAGTACCATCATGGCGATACCATAGAGGAAGTGCCGTTTAGAACTGTCTTGGGACCGAGTGACCTGATGATAAGCATTCCAGAAACGGTATTCATTATTCCCAGCGATACCCGTGCAATGACAAGTTCAATTAGGGCAAACCGATTTGAGCCGGGTAGATACTTATCAAATGTGATAATGATGCGCGGTGATTCATCAAAGCTTTTGAGCACAGACCCTAATGGTCGTGATGGAATCATTAGCTTAGATACTATGTATACCAATGAGCACATTCATTTGGACGTTAGATCAATGGACTTTTCCTTGAACAATCCAGCAGATAAGTTAAGGCTGGCTTTTTCTGTTGTGTCTAAGGAAGAAAGCAATAACAATCCACCTGAAAAAACTCGGGTATACATTGAACTTCTTCACTCTGAATCTGATGCATCTACTGGCTATGCTCGTATGTATGGAGAAATAAGAGCGGCTGATCTGAACCAAAACAGATATACTGTGTTGTCAAAGTCACTGTCTGATCTGTCTATGTCTCAAGACTTTAGCTGGCAAAAGGTGCGACTTGCACGAATCTTTGTAAGCTGCTATGATGACCTAGGTGATCTGTCCGACGACTACTATGTTTCATTAGATGGTTTTCGTTTTGATAATATCAGCAGTCCAAATCCTCTATACGCCATGACAGCATATTCTGTGGTTAGTGATGGTTATGAGGGAAGTCCAAAACCGATTTATAAAGTAAGCAATACTGCTAACTACATAGAGTTTAGAGAAACATTGCAGGTGTTGTGATGTCTAAAGTAATTATAAAAAAGAATGAACTTCCTCCAGCATCACAAGCTGGAGTCTACACCTTTAGAGTCAGAATGGTATCCGATGACAAGAATACATCTAGCTATTGGACCCCAATCTATAACTTATTGATACCGTTAAACGACCAAGACCCAACCAAGCGTGTTCAACCAGCTACCATGGCCAACATTTATCATATCAAAATTGGTATTCCACCAGCGGGGTATCCAGATAATTACAATATATATGTTTCGTGGTATGATCCAAACAACCTTGGGTCTTATGACGTATATGCAAAATGGAAGTCTGGAGACAACTGGACTGCTTGGATGCATATGGCTACAACTTCTGCAAAAAACTTTATGTTAAATACTCCATTGCATTTGACAACAGTTGGGGCTCCGTCAACATACTTTAATATGTATGGTATAGCTGTGACACGGTCAAACTTTCATAAACAGTACAATAGTGAATTAGCACTGTTTTCTACCGACACCATGGTAAATGGTGGGATAAGCTTAACATAATGGAGGAATTATGACACTCGCACTACCAGAAAGAGGCCAACCAATAGATGTTACTTATCTGTACAGAATGGCTCAAGCAATTAATGACCTAACCGCAAAGGTTGTCGTCAGCACATATAATAATACAACTGTTGGACAACAATCCGTACAAACGTCTAACGCTATGATCCACTGCACGGAAACCAACTTGGCGCAGACAGTCTCAAAGGATACAAGTATAGAATGGCATGTTGACTTGACCACGCAGTTTTTATTGAATCCTAGTGTGACATGCTCTGTATTCAATCGTGGTAAAACCGCACCGGGTAATGATGCAATTGTGACAATTACAAACATTACACCAAACCGTGTAGATGGGGTGATCAAGTTTTTGACTGCCGGTTCTGTAAATGTTGATGTTATTGTTCAAGCGATAGGAATTCCGGTATGAAAAAACGAAAGGCCAGATATCCACATCTTACTGCCCGCAAGGTGTGGTTTCTTAACAGAGACCTTGTGACTGTGTATCACAATAGCGGTCCAGCCGGAATTGTTACGATTAAGAACTATACAAAAGATCGTCTTGAAACAATGACAATGAAGGATTTCAAACGGTATAGAAAACGTGCGTACACCATTGTTGAAGCCGCTGAACTCCTAAACAAAGAAGCCGGTTATATTGGGCGAAAGGCTAGAGAAGGATGGTGGCCTGTGCCTGTTGGTCGTGGACCAAATGGGTTACAGATTGGAACTGGTCCGGGGTACTACAGTGAAGAGCATCTATATGAGATGCGTGACATCATGGCCCTAATACACCATGGCAGACCACGTAAAGACGGCTTTATCTCAAACAATAAGACGCCAACAGAGTCTCAACTGCGCGCTGCTATCAATGATCAAATGTTTGTTTATGTCAAAGACAAGGATGGAAACTTCATTCAAACTTTTGACACGTTTGACGGGAGGTAGCTTTGGTGCTATGCTTCTGGTAACGAAGGGAGCAACACATGGATGACATCAAAATTAGGATTGGCTTAGGAGCTACCATTGCACTACCCGGATACAATTCTGTCCGGGTTGATTACTCTGAGGAAGCTATCGTTCCTTGGGATGGAGACCTAAAGGAGGCTAGGGCTGCACTGTATGACCGTGTGGACGATTTCTTGACACAAAAGGTAAACGAGATTAAGGCAGACGTAGATGGATGAGGTAAGGCTCTGCTGGGGTGAACGTCCAGTAGTTTACGAGGCTGTAGGGGCAACAAGTATTCGCGCATTACATAACTTGGTCACAATTTTATATCAGGAAGATGTAGAGTATGTTCAGGCCATTAATCTGTCAATATCAGAAGATGGTAGGAATATAGTTGCCGCTTATTGTTAGGAGGAAGAGTGTCTACACGAAAAGATCGTTTCGCTCTGATTTCAAGATTTGAAAAGATTTGTAAAGACAGGGGTACGCCAGTAACAATCAATAGATATATTGAACTGTGGGCAGCAGAAGCGTTGCTTGAAACAATGCCAAAAGAAGACTTGCATGATGCAATGGATTATTACTTCAAAATCAATAGGGAGGACAACTGGCAACCAAGCTGGCAGTTCTATGCAAAGAATGTTGACAAGCTGCTGGGTGCAAAAAAGGATGCAGACAGAGACGCTGTTGAAAGAGCAGAGATTAGACGCAAATTGAAAGAGGTTATGAGTGAGCACTGAGGGCGATTTGCTGTCTGCCGTACTCAACGACAAGCATATACACATTCTCATGCAGGCGAACGTTGATTCACTGCTGACTACACACGCGGACATTTGGAAAACCATCAAGGATCACTATAACCTCTTTGGTGGAGTGCCATCATATGACCAAGTAAAAAAGCGCCATCCAGACTTTGATTATAACAAGGACATCAAGGGCACTGAATATCTATTGGACGAAGTCCGTAATGAGTTCTTGGACAGCGGTGTACGAGCAATGATTATGTCTGCGGCTGGCTACATTCAAGACAAGAAAACCAATGAGGCATTAGACAAGGTTATTAATGATGCCGCAAAACTCAAGCGTATGACCTCAAGAGTTCGTGATATAGACGCAGCAGATGCAGATGCAGCGGCAAGCTATTATGAACTTGTTGAAAAGCAACGCGAAAATGGTGGTCTTGGTGTAATGACTGGTCTGGCAGCTTTTGACATTGCATTGCCAAGTGGAATTATGCCGGGGCATTTTGGGGTTATCCTTGCCTATCCATCGATTGGTAAGGCCATGCCAATGTCCACGCCGGTATTGACTCCGACAGGATGGGTTGCTAATGGTGACCTCAATGTTGGTGACAATGTTATCGGCGTTGACGGAAAGCCGACCAAGATTATTGGCATTCCGTATGAGGGCATTCAGGATTCATACCTTGTTACTACAAACGATGGTGGCTCCGTCATCTGTGGTCCAGAGCACTTGTGGACGGTTCAAAGCCGAGACGGAAGGTACACATCCGGGAAAACACAAACGCTTACAACGTTGGAGATACTGGACCGTGGACTGCTCTTGAAGTCACCATCACGACAAACAAGGAGTGTTCCGGGGTACAAGTGGTTTTTGCCGATTGTTTCGCCGGTAGAACACGAGACTCAGGACTTCATTGTAGACCCGTATACTATGGGCTTTCTTATTGGTGACGGGTCCATGACCAGAGAGACTGTCTACTTTACAACGGATGATGAGTTTTGTGCGGACAAGATCGCTAAGTTAAACCCTGAACTCAATGTAAACAAGTACAATAAGCTCGGAGCCCAGCGATATTCGATAACACCTAGGTACATGGATGTTATGCGTAAGCTGGGTTTGAACACCGACTCGCACCACAAGCGCATTCCAGACCAGTATTTCATTGGGTCTGTTGGCCAGCGAGTTGAACTACTTCGCGGGCTCATGGACTCCGATGGGTCATGTACGAAGGGCTCCAAGGCTGTATTCAGCACTAGGAACATGGGGCTAGCCGAAGACATTCAGAGCTTGGTCTGGTCCTTGGGCGGTACGGCCAAGATAGCTGTTTGTGACTGTGGAGAAAAGGGTGTAGACATTATCGTATCCATCTGGACCCCCATGAATCCGTTTAGTCTGCCGCGCAAGGCAGAAAGGTACACAGTTCGTCCGGGCTATAGGGCAATCAAGTCAATTGAGAAGATCGGCTCGGAACACATGCGATGTATTTCAGTAGCCAACGAAGATGGCCTGTTTGTCACCAAGGACTATATCGTTACGCACAATAGCTGGCTGATGGCTTATTTCGCGGTACAGGCTTGGCGTAATGGCAAGACCCCATTGATCATCAGCCTTGAGATGACAGAGGCAGAAGTCCGTAACCGTATCTATACCATTATTGGTGATGGTCGTTGGTCACATAGAGACCTGTCGGCTGGTAAGATTGATAGACAGGCTTTTAGGGAGTGGCATCAAAAGGTATTTGCAGGGAAGCCACCTATCCATATTATCTCCAGCGACAGTGAAGGTGGAGTTACACCTATTGTTGTGCAGGGTAAGATTGATCAGTACAAGCCGTCCATTGTGCTATTGGACTACTTGAACCTTATGGACTCCAACGACAGGGCTGAGTCTGAAACAGTAAAGATGAAGCAGTTGAGCCGCCAGCTAAAACTTGCGGCAGTATCTGATAATGTACCCATCGTTGCTATTTCATCTGCTACACCAGACAACGTATCAGATATGAACTCTGCACCAACACTCGGTCAGGTTTCATGGTCCAAGCAAATTAGTTACGATGCTGACTGGCTCATCGCGTTAGGTCGTGAAACAAATAGCGACGTAATTCAAGTTGTTTTTAGGAAGAACAGGCACGGTGTTCTTGGTGAATTCTATCTGACGGTTGACTTTGACAAGGGTCAGTTTATATATAGGGGGGTCGACCCGTAATGTATGGTGCAGATCAGGTGCAGAAGGTTTTGGCTTCGGCTGGAGTCAGTATTTGGAGTAGGTCACACTCAGAACTAATTGTGTTCTGCCCATTCCATAACAATACAAGGACTCCAGCCGGAGAGATTAATTGTGAGTCAGGGTTGTTCTACTGCTTTAGTTGTAAGCATGTTGCAACGCTGGAAGATTTTATCTGTAAAGCATCTGGTTTGGAATTCTTTCAATCACAACGATTGATCTATTTACATAAAAACCAAGGTAGTATTGTTGATTTGGTATCCTCCATCCTTGACAAGGAAAAGGAATTACCAGAGTTTCCATTGTCTACCGTGGAGGAAATGCATGAGCTTGCCTTGACAACACCCAGAGCCTTGGACTACTATGATAGTCGCGGTATAACCATAGAATCCATCAAGCAGTTCAAACTCGGGTATAGCAAAAACATAGACACGATTGTGTTTCCTTTTATGTCTCCAGATGGATCAAAATACATAGGCGTTGAAGCGAGGTCTATAGAGGGTAAGAGATTCTTTACAGACGGTCCAAAGTCTGAAACACTGTTCAATTTGGACAAGCGTATCTGGTCACCGTATGTATTCTTGACAGAATCTGTCCTTGACTGTCTGAGGCTTGAACAGCTTGGCATCCCAGCCATATCAAGCATGGGATCAAACAGGGGCAAGACACAGGTATCTTTGCTGATCAGATACTTTAACAAGATATACATTGTTCAGGACAATGATACGGAAGCAAACGGGTTCGCCGGACAAGCATCGGCACTCAAGCTTTTGGAAAAAATCGGGGATCGTGGTATAATAGTAAAGCCACCTCAGCGATACAAGGACATAGGCGAGATGCCAGACGATGAGATAAAGCTGATGGTGGACAAAACACACAACATACTAGAATGGATTTAACAATGGGTTTTTCAACAGGTATTAAGCGGATTACAGCAGCGACAGCGAACAGCAATAACGAAGTACAACATCTAAGAATTACTGACGGTCAGTCTCTTAGAATTAGAATCATCAGTGAAATTGATGAGTCGTCACCTTTCTTTGACCCCAAGCGTGGTCTCGCTGGTTTGCACATGCAGCATGAATTGCCTAGCAACTGGCGACACAAGATTCAGTGCACAATGGAAGACGAGGGCCAGTGCCGTGGCTGCGAACTTTACGGTCAGCACAAGAAGTACCGAGCCAAGGGTAGATTCTATGTCAATGTCCTTGTTGATGACGGCTTGAAGGACAAGTACGTCGCGGTATGGGACCTTGCTCAGTACAAGACACCTCCTTATGACGCTATCATGTCACGGTTCTATGACACTGGTTCAATTTCTAATCTTGAGTGGAAGCTCAAGCGTACAGGCGCTGGTATGCAAGACACCACATACACTTTCCAGCCTGTATCATTTGATCGCGATGATGAGCCATACGTATGGCCTGAAAACCTCAAGGTTTATGATCTTGCCAAGGTAGTGGAATATGTTCCGTACAAGGATCAAGATGCTCTCTATGGTGCATCAACCATAAGCGCCGAGCCATCAGAAAGTATGGCTTGGGTCTGATATCAAAGGCAATGGGTGGCCCCTTCGGGGGCCATCCTTATCTCTAAGGACAATCATGTTTTTTGGCGTTGGATATTTTATAGACAATATTATTAGTGAAATTGTGGAGGTCCATGAAGACCAAGAGATTGCACAGGGTGCTGTTGATGCATCCAACTCTCTCATGATCTCCATTGGTGGGCACGGCCGCTATGCCGTTGTACGGCTTCAGGTCTTACCACCAGAAGGATGGTTTGCGTTTGGGACACATATGGTTTCTCCAGCTAAGCTTGAGTTCACCAATGAGCTAGACCTAGACGGCTTTCCGATTGGTGAGCGTCCCATTTTGACAGACGCCGCATAAGGCGATAGGATAATAAGATGATTAGTTATACCCCGCTACACGTTCACACTGAAAAAAGTCTTATGGATGGAGTGGCAACAGCAGATGAGTATGCTCGCAGAGCAATAGAAAATGAGATGACGTCTGTTGCTGTCACCGACCATGGCACTTTGTCATACCACCGTACTTTTGACAGGGTCATGCGTCAAAATGATATCAAGCCTATTTTCGGTATGGAGGCATACATATGTCCAGACATCAATGACCGTCGTGAAAAGTCAGAACATACTAACCCGCTTGATAGGAACTATTTTCACCTGACAATCTTGGCAAAAAATGCTGCGGGGTATAAGAATCTGTCCAAGCTCAATGAACTTTCGTGGGGAGAGGGATTCTTCTACAAGCCACGTATTGATTTTAGTATGTTGGACAAGTACCGTGACGGACTAATCGTTGGGTCAGCGTGCATGGGTGGACTGATCAATAGCGCCATTGAAATTGGTGAGTTTGCTAAGGCCAAGGAACACCTTGCTACCTTGCGTGATCTCGCTGGGGATGATTTTTATATTGAGATTATGCCACACAATGTTGACGGCATCAATGCTCAGCTGTACACAATGGCTGACGAGTTCAGAATCAAGACCATTGTGACACCTGACTGCCATCATGCCCATGTCGGTCAAAAGGTTATTCAAGAAATCATGCTTATTGCCAATACGCACCCAAGCCTGATCACGCCAGAGCAGCGTGCAGCAATGCCAAAGATTGATTATCTGAGCGATGAGCGTTTGTCGGTAGAAGATGCAACAGCACTGGGTCAACTTGACAATCTGTATGGTTCTGATCGTAAGATGACTTTCAACAAGTTTGATATTCATTTGTTGAACGCAGAAGAAATGTGGCGCAACCTAGGTATAGATGCACGTTGGGACTCTTTTGAAAACACTTTGCTTGTGGATTCATTGATTGAAAACATTGAGTTGCCAACTAATCAAGACCTGTTGCCAGTATCGTTCAAGAACCCAAATGCTGAATTGAGAAAGCGATGCACAAAGTTCTTGGACGATGGAGGCTATAGCCGAGAATACTATGACCGACTTGATGAAGAGCTTGCTATCGTTGGTGACAAAGGCTTTGATGCTTATTTCTTGATCGTTGCTGACGCTGTCCAATGGGCAAGATCCAACGGTATAACAGTAGGCCCCGGACGTGGTTCTGGTGTCTCTTCGCTTATTAATTATGCCCTTGGTAATACCACGGTTGACCCCGTCAAGCATGGCTTGTTGTTCTTTAGATTTATCGATCCCTGTTCTGGATGATTTTGTATGATGTTGTGATACAATAGAGACATGAAGTGTTATACATGTAACTTAGAGTTTTGCGATGAAAACAAATACGCAAAACAATGTGTGTCGTGCAGAAACAAAACAACTAAAAAATGTCCAGACTGTATGACTGAAAAAGATATGTCTGAGTTTCGGTATAAAACAGGCGACAAGATTTACGGATATTGTAAACCTTGTAGGCTTGTTAGGAACAGAAAATATGATCAAAATAGACGCAACACAGATGATGAAAAAATAAGAAGAATTATGTCGTCTAGAAGAAGAGATCAACGTGAGGCCAGCAAGCGATGGAGAGACAATAATCCAGATTACGCCGAAAAACAAAGGCGTTATAGAGAAAACAATAAATTAAAATTTTTGGTAGGCAGATCCAATCAAAGAGCGCGTAAGCAAAAATACAGTGGTTTGCTTAGGTCTAAAGATTGGGAGTTTATCTTGTCGTTATTTGACTATAAATGTGCAGCAGACAAAACTCATGAAATAACTAAGGATAATCCAATAACGGTAGACCATGTAGTTCCACTAAAAGATGGTGGGTTGAACTGTATACACAATATTCAGCCCTTGTGCCTTAGGTGTAACATGAAGAAAGGAAAGAGAGAAGTTGATTTTAGAACTACAGACATTGTTGGATCAATCAACGAGGAGTATCCCGAATGCTCAGTGGCTAAAGGACGAGATAGATGCCGTAACGCATTTGAAATTAGAAACAAAATTCTTGTCGGTTTTCCAGAGTGGGAAGAAGATTCGCAATAGGTCTAATAGTTCAATAGCATATCTTATCGGAATTACAGACGATGAGCCAACTGGCGCACCGGAGGGACTGAAAAAGATAGAACTGCCAGACTGGCCGGATGTTGACGTTGACTTTGAGGATCGTCGTCGTGACGAAGTCAAAGCATACGTTTCTGAGCGTTACGGTCGGGAGTGTGTTGCGTCTATTGCAACATATCAAAAGTTTAAGCTGATAGAGTTCTGGGACGAATATAAAACAAGTCCTGCACTTCAGAAGTTTCGTGACAAGTATCCTCAAATTGAAAGATATGGAGACCAGTTGCGAGGCAGGACTCGCGGCACTGGGATGCACGCATCTGGTATGGTAACGTCCAGAATTCCATTGTCTGACATTGCGCCCATGGAGACACGCTCTGTCAAGGGTAGTGATATTAGAGTTCCTGTCGTTGCAGCTGATATGGATGAAACAGCAGACATTGGTCTAATCAAGTTTGACTGGCTTGGATTGAAAGCCCTGAGTACCGTAAGGGATACGCTAGAGCTTATCTACAAGCGGTACAAGAAAAAGATCAAGCTATACGAAATAGACTATGATGATGCTAATGTATATCGTATGCTGACAGCTGGCCATACATCTGGTGTGTTCCAGTGTGAACAGGCTCCATATACCAAGCTGCTTACTGTCTTGGGTATTGATAAGTTTGACGAGCTTGCAGCAACCAACGCCTTGGTGCGTCCGGGTGCAGCCAATACCATTGGTAAGGAATATGTACAACGCAAGCAAGGTCATAAGCGCATAACTTATGTTCACCCAATTGTCAAGTCTTTTACGGAAGAAACATATGGGCTACCAATCTATCAGGAGCAGATTATGCTTTTGTGTACAGAGCTTGCTGGCATGTCCATGAGCGAAGCCAATCAGGTGCGTAGGATTACGTCCAAAAAGAAAGACCCAATTGCGCTTGAGCAATACAAACAGGTATTTGTGGCTGGTGCGTCAGATAAAATTGGTAGTGAAATAGCGTCTGCACTTTGGGAAGATATTCTTAAGTGGTCTGGTTATGGATTTAACAAGTGTACGACTGGCGACACAATTGTTCGTCGCTCTGGTGGTAATGAACTGGAAGGTCCAGATATCACAGTTGCAAAACTCCATGAGCGATTCCACTCTAAAACAGCTGTAGGGAAAAAGTATCGTGGGAAGGCTGGCGTTCAGATTTTTGGTATGGACGCAGACGGTCGTGCTCGCGCTCACAGAGTTAAAAATGTATACAAGAATGGAGTCAAACCAGTTTTTAAGGTGACTACTGAGGACGGTAGATCAATTAGGGCTACCTCGAATCACAAGCATTGGACCACGGATGGGTACATGTCAATTGATGATGGATTGTCTGTTGGGCAACAAGTGTCTGTTTGTGACTTTGTATATGATAATGAGCATCGGATTGATCCTAACCCCCGGCTGAATGGATTGGGGAGTGGTTGGGCCAAAGCTGCTACTCTTAGAATAGAGGCGAGCGACGGAAGGATGCGTCCGGCACTAGATGGCAGCAGTGCTAGCTATAGATTTGCGGTGGCTCTTTTGGACAAGAGTCAAATAGACTGTGGTCACGAAACGACTCGCCCAGAAATAGCCCATCTTGATTCAAACCCTAGAAACAATTCTGTTGATAATTTGTCTATATTGTGCAACTCATGTCATAAGATTCTAGATTACGCAACAGGCTCCAGAAAGATTCGCGGATCAAAGGGATATTCAGTACAACTGTCAAGAATCATATCTATAGAATATGATGGGGAAGAAGAAACCTATGATATTGAGATGGATAGCGAAGAGCATAACTTCTTTGCTAACGGTATTCTCACCCACAACAGTCACGCTGTAGCCTATAGTTATATATCATATTGGACTGCTTGGTTGAAGCATTATTACCCATTGGAGTTCATGGCGTCTACGCTAAAAAACGAGGGGGATAAAGACAGCCGTACACAATATCTAATTGAGGCTCGTCGTCTTGGTATCAAGGTGTTATTGCCACACATCAATTCATCTGATGTTGATTTTACTATTGAGGGGGACGCGATCAGGATTGGGTTGTCGGCCATTAAGTACGTAACGGCAAAGCCAGCACAAACCTATATTGACAACCGCCCATTTGCCAGCTATGATGAAGTAAAGCAACTTACCATGACTAAGAATAACGGATTAAGCTCGTCTGCTCTTAAAGCGATGGATGCTGTTGGAGCACTTAACATTGGCGAAATGCGGGTAACGAACGAGCAGATCAAAGCCAACCTGTACGAATATCTTAATCTGCCTGAAACAGCCGTGTCCTTGCCTTCGCACTGGCCAGCATATATGACCACGGCAGATGACTTTGATGATCAGGGTGCGTATGTAATGACCGGCTTTGTCACCAATATTAAGCGCGGTAAAGGATGGTCTTTGATAACAGTCATGGACAGAACTGGATCGTTCGGTGTCTTCCATGATGAGAATACCACCATTGTTAAGGGCGAACAGTATCTGTTCCTGATTGGGTCCAATAGGATTGTTGAGGCTATACCTTTGTCAGAGGTCAAGGATTCTGACTCTGGACTTATCAAGTGGTTAAATCTGACAGATGGACCATGCGCAACTAATGAGTTCTTTGTCTTGTCGTTCAACCAACGCACAACAAAACAGGGTAAGCGGATGGGGTCCATGATTGTGTCAACATATGATCGTGAGCTTTTGTCAATGGTGGTATTTGCGACACAGTTCCCAACTGCGTGGGCCAAGCTGCGCCCGGGGAATGCGTACCACATCAATTACGAAGAAGGCCGCGATGGCCTTGTGTTCAAGAGCGTAGAATAAGGAGACGTTATGACTGTACTAAAAGTTTGCAGGGTAGACGGTGCTGAACTACCAAAGTACGCACATAAAAACGATGCAGGTTTAGACTTGTGTTCAACAGAAACAGTTCTTATTTTTCCACAAGAGAGAAAATTTGTATCAACCGGCATAGCTGTTGATATACCCGCTGGGCACGTAGGGTTGGTACACCCCAGATCGGGGATGGCTCTAAACCATGGCATTACTGTACTAAATGCTCCGGGTACCATAGATTCTGGATATCATGGAGAAATTAAGGTTATTCTATATAACACATCGTCAGACACGTATCGGATAGACCCCGGAGATAAAATCGCCCAGCTTGTTATTCAAGAATATGTTAAGGTATGGATAGATGAAGTAAGCGTGCTGGGTGATTCAGAACGCGGCACCAATGGCTTTGGATCGAGTGGTAAATGAACGTAGAAGAGGTCTTAGCTGGACTTAGTCCAAAACTACGTAAGCGATTAGGTACCGCCGCTCAACTGTCTACCCCTGAGTCGTGCCCAATACCAAGCATAGGGTTGACCCTCGCTCTAGGTGGGGGACTTCGTTATGGGCGACAGCACATGATTTATGGAAACAAGTCATCTGGCAAATCATCTTTATGTTTACAAATGATTGGCGAAGAGCAGCGCAGAGGCAAGACATGTGCGTGGATTGATGCGGAGCAGGCTTACGATACAGCGTGGGCTACTAGGCTTGGTGTTGACAATGGCAGTCTGATAGTATCTGAGGCTCGCACCATCAACGACATGGTTGACGTTGGTGTTGCCTTAATGGAGGCTGGTGTAGACTTAATTGTTGTTGATTCAATAAGCAGTTTGCTGCCAGCAATCTTTTTTGAAAAAGACTCCGACAAACTCAAGGACTTGGTTGATACAAAGCAAATAGGTGCAGAAGCTAGAGACATGGCCCACGCCGTAAAGATGCTCAACTATGCCAACAACCGGGTCAACGACACGCTGTTATTGCTGATAAGTCAAACCAGAAACAACATCGGTGCCATGTATGCCAGCATTGTGCCGACTGGTGGCAAAGCTGTCCAATTCTATTCAAGTACAATCGTACAGCTGTTTTCTAGCGAATCTGAAGCCCAAGCTATTACAGGAGATATATATGTTGGTGACAAAATTCTTCAAAGAAAAATCGGAAGAAAAGTTAGATGGGACATTAAGTTCTCAAAGACAAGCCCGAACTTTCAATCTGGGGAGTATGACTTCTATTTCGATGGTAAAGCTGTTGGCGTTGATGTTGTTGCTGATATTGTTGATACCGCCGTGTCTTTTGGTATTATTGTACGTGCAGGTGCGTGGTATACCGTAGGCGAGGAAAGATATCAAGGGAGAGACAATTTAATCAAAGCCGTCCGTGAATCACCAGATTTACAACATATGCTTGTGAGTAGGTTGAGTCAGATATAATGCAGGGCGCAGATTACAACAAACTGGAGAGAAATGAAGCAAAAAGAATAGGAGCCAAACAGCACAAAAACAGCGGTCGCAATATGGTTAAGGCTGACATGTCTACCAGCGATTTTGTTATTGATGCCAAGTTTGCCGACAAGTCGTTTACCATAAATGCGGCGGTATGGTCAAAGATTTGTTCTGATGCTATGTCTGTTGACAAAACTAAATCTCCAATGCTGTATTTGGTCTTAGGTGGTAAAACAAGACTGGCTGTGATAGAATATAGCATATTAGAAGAATTGCTAGGAGAATAATGCCAACAACAATTGAATTGGTACAAGAGGTAGACGAATTCAATAAGATATCCGAATTAATAAATGACGATCAGTTAAACGAAGCATTGGCAATCATTGTCAAACTTATGTTTAGTCCAGACATACCGCCAGCAAAAGCGATTGCTTTGATTGTGCAGCTAGAAGCCTACGCAGCAAAGTTTGCAATGCTGGCAAGCTATTACACCAACGTTGATAAGTCTGATCGTGTAAAGAAGAACATCTATTTTTCTGCCAAGGATGCAGTACAACGTCTTGTGGACGCTCTAAAGTATCAGGCCAAGGTGGCAATACATGGCTAAGAACCTACTCCGAGCCATGATCAAAGCCTCCAACCGTACACCCGGAAGGATCAATACTCAAGAAGTCATAGAAAAAATAGAATCGGGGTATCTAGTTAATGACCGTGATACCTTCAAGACTAAAAAGAGTTTTAGTCCATCAACACTGGTCTACGGACATGGTGCTTGTCCGAGATATTGGTATTTAGCTTTTCACGGTGCAGAGTTCAATGATGTTGTGACTCCGCATCAGGTTGCCAATATGCGCAACGGGTCTTTGGCACATGAACGTATTCAACAGGCCATAGCTGATGCTGGTATTCTTGTTACCAAAGAAAAGAAGATCGTTCATAGTGATCCACCAATCTTTGGTTACTGTGACGCTGAAATACTTTGGAACGATGCAATTGTTCCATGTGAAATTAAGACAACAAACGATATGTCGTTCGTTAAGCGCAAGGAGTCAGCTACCGCCTTGTCATACCATATAGCTCAACTGCTCATGTATATGCATATTGAAGACCACGACATGGGTTTGATCATCTATGAAAACAAAAACACACATGATCTATACGTGCTGCCGGTTGAAATGAACCAGCACTATAGAGACTGGATATCGTATTTATTTGGTTGGTGTCGTGACGTTAAGGCGGCATCAGATCAAGACATGTTACCCAACAAGCTCTATAGATCAAATTCAAAGGTATGTAAAACATGTCCGATAGCGGCTACGTGTAAAGCTTTACCAACACTGGCGGATGTTGAGATTCCATTATTGGAGCCACTTGAATGAAACTGTGTAAAAACTGTCTGTCGGCATTCTATGGGTCTATGGAACGTCAAGTGTACTGTTGTCCAGAGTGTCGGATAGCAGCGACAAAAGAAAAGCAGGCAGGACTGAGACGAAAGTCTCCAAGTAAACGTAAGAAATGTGCGAGCAATAAGTGCGATAATTTTGTGTCGGAGTACACAGATAGCATCTATTGCTCGCACTGTTTTTTGTCTGGGAAGGTTATTGAAAAAGACTTGAGAAAGATAAGGAGGATCGTAAATGCCTAGAGCAGCGCTCCAAGAGACTTTGTCACAATAGACGCTTCAACTCAGTCATTAGCGTTTGCTGTTGTTAAGAATGGGAAAATAGTTAGGTATGGTAAGATAACATATGAAGGTTCCAATTTAGATGAAAGAATAAAAGACATTGCAGAAAAGACACGTGCTCTGTTTGAAACGTTGCCGACAAAGACCATTGTAATAGAAGATACGATCTTTATCAATAGCCGCCAGACCGTTACAACACTGTCCAAGTGTCATGGAGCACTATTAGCGTCAGCTTACCTAGCTGGAGTACAACATACTTACAGGGTGAGTCCAATAGCGTGGCAATCATATATTGGTACCCGCTTGCTAACAGACGCTGAGCGCAAAAAAATCAAGGTAGCAAACCCTAACAGGTCTGCTTCTTGGTACAAAACAAAAGAGCGGTCTATACGGAAACAGAAGACAATTGATACAGTGAACAAAAAGTTCAAGTTCAATTTAACCGATGATGACGTAGCCGACGCTTGTGGTCTGGCAATCTTTTGTTTGTCAAATTGGAACAAAGTCTTGTCATATGGGAGGAAGTAATGGCTAAAAACTTGGGGCTGCATAAGAGCGAGACTTGGTTGCGTCAACGCTATGTCATGGAGGGCAAGACATTGGCTGAGATGTCCAAGGAGGCTGGGGTATCAATTGAAATGATCAATAGGAGCCTCAGAAAGTTTGGTGTCAAGTGAAAGAGCAAGATGTTATTGAACACTTGGAAACAGTTAATAGGATTGCGGCTGAATATCTCAAGGGTAAAAACGAAAGTGAGATATCAAAAGAGCTATCTATTCCGCGACCTAGGGTTGTGTCATATTTATCTGAGTGGAAGAATACGGCGGCTAACAGCGAAGCGGTAAGGTCAAGAGCGAGGGAGGCTTTAGCTGGTGCTGACGTGCACTATACAGAGATTATCAAGGGTGCATACGGGATTATTCAGGAAGCCTCCGAGGCACATGCAATGGAGAATTTGTCGCTCAGCGCAAAACTGTCGCACACAGAGACAGCTTTGAAGATGGTTGCGGACTTAGAGGCAAGACGTATTAGTATGTTGCAGCAGGCTGGGTTGCTTGAAAACAGAGAGCTTGCGGACCAGCTTGTTGAACAGGAAAAGCAACAGGAAGCCATCATGAAGATTATCAAAGATGTTATTGGAAATTGTCCTGTTTGTAAGCCAAGAGTTTTGCAGCGTTTGGCCGGTATAGGAAAACAGCCAATAACGATTGTTGAGGGTCAAGTTGATTGATCTAAGCTTATACGTTGATGCTCTTGACGATAACCCGTTTGAGGAAATGCCAGTTGATCTTGATACATTCATTGGTCAGGACTACCTTGGAGATCATTTTGTCCTTAGTCCTATCCAGCGTGAACTCGTTGAGTGCATGTCCCAAATATATACATTGGAAGACTGCACAAGAATCTACGGGCACACCGAAGGTATCAATCACTACCGTCAATATACCAAGAAAGAAATAATCCAAATGCTTGGCAAAGGCTGCTCAGCAGGAACAGACGAGGTGTTTCTTGCTGATAGCGGTAAATGGTCTAAAATAGAAGACTTGCAGTCTATTCCAAACAATGTTGTAGCTGGCTCTGCTAATGGGGATATAATAAACCAGTATGCTACAGAGTCTTTTATAGAGGGTAACGATATGACATATCTTGTTGAAATAGAGCGTGGCCTTGAAATGACCGTAACAATGGATCATGCCTTCTATGACATTGGTATGAACAGGGTGAAGCTACGCGACCTCAAAGTTGGTGACAGAATAGCAACCATAGCCAAGACCACCATCGACGACCCCGTTAGAATTGACGACCGAGAAGTAAAATTGCTTGGATACTGGATCGGTGATGGGATGATGCCAGCCGATCACAACAAGGTGCTAAACCAAGACTTTGGAAATAATGACCGCCTAGCTCTCAATGACTATATTGAGATATGTCAATCATATAATGCTAGTTACTTGGTTACAAAAAATCCAAACGGCAAGCAAATGACTTGTGTCAGGTCTCATCGCAACAGTCCATTGCATAATGTTGTATATAAACATGGGCTATGGGGAGCAAGAGCGAATAACAAACGAATCCCCGACGCTGTGTGGTCACTGCCAGACGATCAGCTTGCTGACTTTTTAGGAAAACTGTGGGGTACAGATGGCTGCGTATACCTAAAGAAAAGCAGGAACAGGACACACTGGGTTCTTGAATACACAACTATATCCAAAGAGCTTGCAGTGGGAATGCAACGATTGCTGACAAGATTTGGTGTCTTGGCGTCTCTGAGGTCAAGGATTCCAACATATGTATACAATGGTGAAAAACGTGCCGGTCAAAGAGCTTATTACTTGACGATATCCGATAAAACTGGAGTTGAGCGATTTGCTCAACATATTAACCTAATGGACAAGCAACCATTGTTGGATCAAGCCGTAGCCAAATATGCAGATCAAAAAGCGGTAACAGGAAGATACATCGGTGATCTTTACTTTGGTAAGATCAAGGCTATAAGGGAGGTGATGCCCCAGCCAGTTTTTACCATGACAGCAACTGAAACAGGAAACTTTAACCAGAATCTTGTGCTCAATGGTAATTCTGGCAAGTAGTAAGGACTTCTGCTCGACAGTTGGTTGTGCGTACCTTATTTATAAACTGCTATGCCTTAAAGACCCTGCACATTATTTCGGCAAGGTGTCTGGTGATGCCATAGATATTATCAATATCGCCATCAACGCAGAACAAGCAAAAAACGTATTCTTCAAAGGCTTTTGTAACCGTCTGAAAAAGGCCCCTTGGTTTCAAGGTAAGTACATAGAAAAGACCAACGTGATTGAGTTCAAGAAATCTATCACATTGTATTCAGGACACTCTGAGCGTGAATCACACGAGGGTTTGAACTTGATCCTTGCTATCCTTGATGAGATTTCTGGTTTTGCTCAGACAAATCAAAGCGGCAATATGAACGCAAAAACCGGTGAGGCTATCTACAACGCCTTCCGTGGTGCTGTTGATTCAAGATTCCCAGACTACGGAAAGGTTGTGCTGCTATCATTCCCGAGGTATGAAGGTGACTTTATTTCTACCCACTATGACAGAATGATTAAAACCAAAGAAACTGTAACAAGACGACACACGTATGTTATTGATGATGAAAAACCAGAAACCGCAGACAATGTCTTTGAGATAGAATGGGACGAAGATTTTATAACCGAATACGTTATCCCGAACAAGATTCTCGCGGTTAAGGCTCCATCATGGGAAGTCAACCCTAGCCGATCTATTGAAGATTACAAAGAATCATTCTTGCTTAATCCAAACGATGCCTATCAGCGCTTTGCCTGCAAGCCTCACGCGATTGAGGACGGTTTGTTCCGAGACTCTGACGCCTTGAAAGAGCGAATGCTGTTCAGGAACCCAGTAGACGAACGACACAGGATAGATGTATCATGGAGACCTAAAGACGATACGATCTACTACATACATGCTGACCTGGCTCAAAAGATGGACCGTGCAGCTGTTGCCGTGGCTCATGTTGAAAAGTGGGTAGACCTTGGTAAAATCATGGATCAGGAACAAATAGCACCAATAGTTGTTGTTGATTTTGTAACATGGTGGGAACCGCAGCGTAACATGCCCATTGACCTCAGTGATGTTGCAGAATGGATCATCAACCTAAAACGCCGGGGTATCAGAATTGGTCGAGCAACAACCGATCGATGGAATAGCGTAGATTTTCAGAAACAACTCAATAGTATTGGGATCAAATCAGAGACCCTGTCTGTAGCCAGACGAGAGTACGATGACCTTGTGTTGACAGTCTACGACAAACGTGTTATACTTCCTTACATAGAGCTATTGCTGAAAGAACTGTTGCAGCTAAAGATCATCAACGACAAGAAAGTTGATCACCCTAGTAGTGGGTGTTTTGTCGGGGAGACGAGGATTCCACTTTTGGATGGGACTAGGCCGATGATTAGTGAACTTGACGGCAAAGAGGTGTGGGTATATTCTGCCACGCCTGACGGCAAGATAGTTCCGGGTAGGGCTAGGGGGAGAATGACAAAAATGACAACGGATTTGGTTGACGTCATTCTAGATTCTGGCGCTGTGGTAAGGTGCACCCCCGAGCACAGATGGATGCTTAGGAGCGGTGAATACGTTGAGGCACAGAATATCAGGCCGGGTGTAGACAGGCTTATGCCGATCAATCAGGTATGGCCGGTCAACGGGGGGTATGAAAGGGTCACAGATAGAGACGGGGTTAGGACTCTAACCCACCATATGGTTGTTAGGGGGATGGGTCTTGATATTGATGATGGGTATGTGGTCCATCATAAAAACCATGTCAAGACAGACAACAGGCCGGAAAACCTTGAAGTTGTTTCTCTTCCGGAGCATTCTGCCCATCATACCAAGGGTAGACACGACGATGAGGATTACCGAGAGGCCCTGTACGCCGGTTTGAAGGAATTCAATTCGTTGTCGTCTACAAAGAAGAAGCGCTCTAAGTACATGAAGGGGCTCCCGACCGATTGGTATCTTGAGAAAGCTAGAAAGAGCAAAACATTCAGGTCGGACATAACGATAGATTCTCTGTTGTCTGTGAAGGACGATCCAGAGGCAACAAACGCCAACTCGGCTGCCCGGATTCTCGGTTGTGGGAGGAACGTCGTCGTGAGGGTTTTGAGAGAACATGGCTTTGAATCTTGGGACGACTTTGTTTTTGAGCGCGGGGAAAACCGCAAGGTCAGGGCAGTTGTGCCGGTAAAACTTGATGATTCGGTTCCTGTCTATGACCTTGAGGTTGACAGATATCACAACTTCGCCTTGTCTGCCGGTGTGTTTGTCCACAACAGCAAAGACCTTGCGGATGCTGTAGCTGGTGCCGTGCACAATGCGATTGCTTACAGTCCAAGAGGTCAAGATGCTGAGATAGAAGTATTTGATTATACATCTGTCAAAGCAAGGCACCATGTAGAAGACGTTGTTGAACTAAGGCCAGACATACCAAAGGATATTGCCGATTGGCTAGCCGGTATGTCAATGATTTGACATGGCGATGATGGTCCTATAAGATAAGTCTTGCGTCAGTGGCCAAGCGGTGAAGGCTCCTGTCTTATAAACAGGCGATGCGTGGGTTCAATCCCCACCTGACGCACATGATATAATAAGTTACACAACGGGCTATGGCGAAAAAGTATCGTATCGGTTTTGGGTACCGAAGTCCTCGGGGCAGTACCGAGTAGCCCGACCAATAGTTCAATTAGTGTGCTATAATTGAACCATGTCAGAACTTTCAGAAAAAATCTTTAGCCTCCGCAACAAAGGCTATAGTTACAATCGAATTAGCGCAGAGCTAGGCTGTTCAAAGGGGACTGTATCCTATCATTTAGGAAATGGTCAAAAGAATAAAACTGCGGAGCGACAAAGAAAAAGGCTCTCCAGCACATCTGGAAAATTAGACAAAAAAATTACCAGATTTTCTGGGCCTTCTATTCAACCTAGTTATGATTATGGCAGTGTCAACGATACACGCACACCCAGCAGGCTGCGCTCTGACAAGGTAGGTGATTTTCAAAAAGACATGGCTACAAAGAGGCGTCATGCTAAGAGCTTTGGGTGGTCTGATGTAATTGAAAAGTTTGGCACTGATCCAGTGTGTTATCTGACTGGTGACTCTCTTGATTATGATAATCCGAGAGCATATGAGTTTGACCATATTGTCCCACGATCAAGCGGGGGAACCAACGAGATAGACAATCTTGGGCTGGCAACCAAAAATGCGAATAGGGCCAAAGGCAAGCTCTCCTTGGTGGAGTTTGTTGATTTGTGCGAAAAGGTCGCCAGATACCATGGTAGAATATAAAAAGATAAACCGATTTTCCGACCATAACAATGCGGTGTAGCCAAGTAGTGAAGGCACTGCTCTGATAAAGCAGCAATCGTGAGTGCAATTCTCACCATCGCAACCACATCTATGATTGGACAATTATTAACATTACAGATTATATTAAACAACGCCTAAATACTCTGGAAGAAATGTCCGCAATGCACCTTAAAGCCAACAAGCGTAAGTCTTGGGCTTTGATGCAGGCAAGAATTGATGAACTAAAAGAACTCATGCTTGGTATAGCATTTAGCGATCAAGACGATGATGAGGAACCACGACCGCTGGGTTTTAGCAAGGCTTGACAACGACGACGCGGCATGTTAGGATTTAGTCATGGACGGAAAGATTATAAAGATGATCCAAGAGCGCATTGCACGCTTTGATAAGCTTGCTGATGAAGCAAACGCCAAGCAGGACTATGCGCTCTGGTCTATATACAGCCTTCAAGCTCGTACTTTGCATGATATTGTTATTGATGTTGAACAGCTATATTAGAGTCTTGACGATTTGACAGAACTAAACAGGCTGTGCTATCATAGTATTACTCTTTCTGGGGGCGTCATATAACGGTATTATGTAGGTTTTGCAATCCTATCACGAGGGTTCGACTCCCTTCGCCTCCACGCACAGTATGTCATAGTCCAAACCAGATATACTCCATAACTAAAACAATAATCCGAGGGTACAGTCGCTGAGTCAGAGTCAGCCTACCTTTAAGACGCATTGCGCGTCAAGTAACCAAATAGGTGCTCGGATAACATTGGGGTGGCAGCATCCACGCTAGCCGGTGGCAGCATCCACGCTAGCCATTAAACGACAGTGCTGAGAAGCGCCCCACCATATGCATGGAAGGTTAGGTCAAATAAAACGATATGAGCCTGATCGTGATACGGTGATGGGATGGTTAATCCGTACAACAACTTAGCTACGTACCCAAAGTACAAGGGTAGACAAAATCGTAGTCGTGAGCCAGCAAGTCTTAAGGCTGGAGCCTGTCCTAGGAGCGGCGTTGGTTTCCGCGGCCAGACTTTCAATCTGGTACCCATGAAGGGCGCGGGTTCGATTCCCGTCTAGGATACGAATATAACAACTAACATTGGATTATAATGATTGATGAACTTGTTAAGCTATTTGAAGATTTTGCGGAAGAATACAGCAACTATGTCCCCGACGAATATGAACTTCCAGACGGTGTAACATTTATTGATGAAGTTGAGCAAGACCACCGTAGGTGGGTGGCTTCTATGCTAACCGTGGTAGAATATAAGGGTCAGCTATTTGGTGTAGAATGGGACAGTGGTCTTACTGAATACCAAGAAAATGAGTTTTATCCAGACAAGACTACGATCTACCCCGTTGAAAAATTTGAAAAAACGGTCTATGATTACAGGCCGGTAGTCAAGGTTGGAGGTTAACCTTCTGGGTTGATAGAAGTGCATTCTGCCAGCTGAGATTAATACCTCATGATGGATCAATATGCCTCGCAGCCGAAAAACTGTAGTGGATGCACCGTATTGGTCCAAACAAGCTAGATGGGACTGTTGGGATGGTCACGAACGTGGTATGTTCGCAACAAGTGGGTTCAAATCCCACATCTAGCTCCATAACAGAATATTAATCCTTCGTAGCGCATTAGAAAGCTATCATTCTGGTAAGGCAACTGCTGGCTAGTTGCACTCGCCTGTTAAGCGAGCCGGTATTCACTCCGTCGTTGGTTCGATCCCAACTACCAGAGCTAAGACTGATGTGATAGTTTCGGGATACTTCAACTTCAATTGATAAAAGGTATCTCAAAAAAATAATCCTGAAACAATTATTTCTCAGTCTTTTAATGCGGGGTGGACAAGAGGTAAGTCTCTAGTTTCATGTGCTAGCAACCGCAGGTTCGAATCCTGCCCCCGCTACGACGACATTTTGAACCAACGAGGAAGATAAAAATGAATCTGTCACAGCTTATCACTAAATTGGAAGATTATCGTGAAGACTATGGTAATCTAGATATTTTTCTTGCTTCGGACGAGGATGGCAGCCGTATAAATAATTTATACGGAGCGT